CGGCGGTACCGATGTCGCCATTGCCGACGGCGGTACCGGGCAATCGACCGCTGTTCTCGGCTTCAATGCGCTGTCGCCACTGACAACGCGCGGTGACATCATCTATCGGGATGCCACCAACAACGCCCGCTTGGCCAAGGGCACGGCTGGCAATTTCTTGCAGATAGGTGCGAACGATCCGATATGGGCTCCGCTTAATCACGGCTTCTTTTCGGTTCATAGAAATTCCGTAAATCAGTCGGCGTCTGCTGGAGCTTACAGCAAGGTCCAATTCACCACGGAGATTGCCGACGTCAACTCATATTTCGACAACGCAACCAACTTCCGATTTCAGCCGACCGTCGCCGGAAAGTATTTTTTCATTTTTTATGCAAAAGCCTCGTTTGGTAGCGTCTCCAACGACGTCGTCCATACCAGAATTTCAAAGTTTGGCAGCAGCACAGTCGAGTTTTACGGCACTCTTGTCAGTGGAGGCGCGGCAACGTCGGGTGCCTCTTGTGTGTCTGCTGTTATTCCTCTTAACGGATCGTCAGATTATGTCGAGGCGTACTGTTATCCGACAGCTTCTGGTGCAACTCCAGCCATTAGTGGCACTCCGTGGGATACTTGGTTCATGGGCTGGAAGATAGGTGAGTGATGCACCCGAGATATTATGAGGGAGTCGTCTATCTGCACCCTGAAGCCGATTGGACGCTGTCGCCGCACGATCGCCCGCTGGTGTTACAGGACGATGGGGCTGGCAGCTATGTAAGGCATTGGGGGCTCGCGGGCGAGCCGCCAACTGATGCGGAAATAACGGCGGCACTCGCAGAGAAAGACGGCGCGGCGGATGCCGAGGTGTTGCGTGTCGCAACTTACGCCGATGATCCAGAAGTGACTGACGGCTTGACTGCGATCAAGGGCGGCACCGCGCCAGAGATCGACGACTATGTCGCGAGTGTGATCACGTTAACAGCGACCGACATCGACGCCCTACGTGAGGAGGTCCAGACGGCGTTGCGTGCCATTTTACGGAGGCAGTTTAAGGTTCTGTTCAATCCTGTTCAGTTGCTCGGGCAGCTTAATGAGGCAGCCAGCAGCGCCGTCGAGATTCGCAAGCGTAATGGAAAATGACGTGGATCAGGGAGGGCGAGTGCTGTAAGTGCGGCGACTGTTGTCGTGGCAATCCTTTCAAGGGCGAGGTGCCTAATACTTCAGACAATATGTGCCCGTTGCTTGGCGCTTTGAAGAGTGACGGTACAAGATTATGTACGGGTCACGGTCATCATCCGTACTATCTGAATGGTTGCGTGGTTTGGCCAACGATCCCGGAGCATGTCGCGGCCTACTCACGCTGCACTTATCGTTGGCGCTGGGAGGGGTAGTCGGTGGCGGTTAAAACCTTCTACCTCAAAGATGTCGCGGTCAATGGTTTTGGCTCGCTGTCTGAGACTAGTCCTGGCGCGAGCACTACAGGTACTGGCTGGAACCCAGGCAAGACCGCGTCGGCGCGTTTCTCGGCGATGCTCTATGGGACTGAACGTACTGCGGTCAATTTCACCACGACCGACTATCTCGTTACGACTCATCCCAATCCTGGTAGCGGCGATTGCTGGCGCTCTGAGAACTCGATCGACGGCACGTTCGCCAATGCCAACTGGACGTTTACTGCTAATTTCAGAGCGGTAGATGCAACGGCGGGTGCTGGCCGTGTTAAAGCCCGCATCTGGAAGTCGGTCAACGCCGACGGCAGCAGCGCCACCGAGCTGACAAGCTCGACGCTGACTGGCACGACAAGTAGTTCGATCACTACCACTGCGGACGCCACCTCGACGGTCACGTGGTCGCCCGGTGGCACAGTTACACTGACGAATGAGTATCTATTCGTTCAGTGTGAGTGGGAAATTACAACTGCTGGCGGTGCCAACGGTTCGGACTTGCGCTTTCGTGCAGCATCGACGGTTGTCACTTCCGACTTTACGCCAGGCGCGAAGACGCTCACGCAGACGGCGCGGTACGACAGCAGCCCAGTTTTCTTTGACGGGATTGTCTGGCAACATATTTTCTCTCTACAGTTCGACAACAGTACGACGTTCTACGACTCGGTAGTCACGCTTGGTCCGGCACCGATCGAGGCTGTTGACGAAGCTGGTATCTCGGCGGTCGGAATATCTGGCGGCGCGATCAGCGGCGAGATCATAGCTGACGCCACCGGAGCTACTTATAACGAGAGTGTTGCTGAGACCGCAGCGGCAACCGATGCGCAGAGTTCGACTGCGACTAAGCCGGTGGCCGTCGCGGAGACTGCAGCAGCCACCGACGCGCAATCTTCGCTGTGGATTGGTTCGCGCGCGGTTGCTGAGACCGCAGCCGCAACGGACGCGCAAAGTTCAACAGCGATCAAGCCTGTTGCCGTTGCCGAGACTATAGCTGCAACCGACGCGCAAAGTTCTACCGCTGTCAAGCCTGCTTCCGTTGCCGAAACGGCTGCGATCACCGATGCGCAATCTTCGCTATGGATTGGCGCGGGTATTGTTGCCGAGACCGCCGCTGTAACGGACGCGCAAAGTTCGACCGCGATCAAGCCTGTTGCTGTCGCCGAGACTGCTGCCGTAACGGACGCGCAGAATTCGTTGTTAGTTTTTGCGGCTGTTCTTGTTGCTGAGACCGCAGCCGCAACGGACGCACAAAGTTCAACAGCGATCAAGCCAGTAGCCGTTGCAGAAACTGCAGCCGCAACGGATGCGCAGAGTTCGTTGTGGGCTGGTTCGCGTGCAGTCGCAGAAGCAGCAACTGTAACAGATGCGCCAGCTTCGACTTGGGTGTCCGCGCCGATTCTTGTTGCCGAGAGTATCGCGGCGGTTGACACGACAACCGGCGACATCGGCGCGGTCACTACCTTCAACGTATCGGTTGCTGAGACTGCGGCTGCAACAGATACACAGTCGACTCCGGCTCAGACGTTCCCAGTTTCTGTTGCTGAAACGGCTGCCGTTGCCGACGCGCAAAGTTCGACCGCAATCAAGCCGGTGGCTACTGCGGAAAGTGCAGCGATCACCGACGCGCAATCTTCACTCTGGATCGGCTCGCGCGCGGTTGCTGAAAGCATAGTTTCTACCGACGCACAGTCCGCGTTGAAAGTGCTTGCTGCTGCGGTTGCGGAAAGTATTGCAGCGGCTGATGCTGTTACCGGCACGGTTGCTGCGAACACTTACAACGTATCGGTCGCAGAAACCGCCTCTATAACGGATGCATCTACTGCGACAGCAGTTCGTCTTGGTACAGTTGCTGAGGCTGTAACTGTTACTGATGCGCAATCGACGCCTGCTCAGGTGTTTGCAGTTGCCGTTGCTGAGACATCGTCAATTACTGATGCTTCTGCTGTTACAGCAGTTCGTCTTGGTGCAGTTGCTGAAACCGCAGCGATAGCAGACAGCATAGCCGGTCTGCCTATCATTCTTAAAGCGATTGCTGAGTCGGCAATTGTTCTTGATACAAGTAGTGCTGTACACGTTCTTGTTGCATCGGTTGCCGAAACGGTCACGGCGATTGATACTTCGGCAGCTACTGGTCCGTGGCGTGTTTCGGCCGCCGAGTCGATGGCGATCTCGGACGCCATATCTTTCGTCTATCTTCCACTACAGCCGCCGAGGGAAGAAGCCCTTCGTGCACGATCAATCAATCGTGCGCCAATTAATCAGCGTCCAGAGGATGTGTTCGCGCGACGCGGTAGCCAGCAGCACGATCAGCGTCCCGAGGATGTGTCAGCACGACGCGGCACGCAGCGGCATGATAGCCGTCCTGAAAATCTAGGGTGATAGAACAATGGGCCTCAAGCTGATCACTCCAGTCAATCCCGAGCCGGTTACGCTCGTAGAAGTTAAAAACTCCTTGCGTGTTACGCACAATACTGACGACGATATGCTCGAGGGGCACATCGCTGCGGCGCGCGAATTCATTGAGCGTCGGATCCAATCTAAAATCGGAACTCAGACTTGGGATTTTGTGATCGACGCTTTTCCGGCGAATGAGATCAAGCTGCCGTTCGGCCCGGTACAGAGCATCACGCATATCAAGTATGACGACTCCGATGGTTTTGAGACGACTGTTAATCCCACAACTTATCAGCTTGACAACACAAGTTGGCGGCCGTGGGTTTTTTCTAACACTGGATGGCCCACTGCTGTGATGAATACGTTCAATGCGGTGCGAGTGCGCTTTGTTGCGGGCTATAACGATATGGCGTTTGCGCCGTCGTCGTTACGTGCAGCCATTATCTTAAAGGTGAAAGAGCTGTATGACGGCGAGCCGACCGCCGAAGCCGTGCATAATATGTTGATCAATCATTACGATTTCGGTTGATGCTATGATGAAATCCGCTACGCTCAATCGACTGATAACGGTGCAGCAGAAGACTACATCGAGTAGTCCTTCTGGCGAGACTATCGAGACGTGGGCCGATACGTTGGTTGATGAACCCGCTGAATTTAAGCCGTTGCGTGGAACCGAACGCTTTGCGCTGCGCCAGACTGTCGGTACGTCAATCGGAACATTCGTGCTGCGTTTTCATCCCGAGATTTCGGTGCTGAGCCGTGTGCTGTACAATAACCAGACTTGGGACGTGCTAGACGTGCGTGAAATGGGCCGTGGCGAGAGCACCGAGCTTGATGTGGCTGCCAGGAGCGACTTATCGTGAAGGATATTCGTCCGGCACTCCGCGCGTTCTTATTGGCGGACCCAGCGATCGCGGCGGCGGTCGGCGACCGAGTTTATCCGTTGAAGATGCCGCAAGGTGTAGATGAACCGAGCATTGTCTATCAGCGCATTTCCGGGCAGGGCGATTATCACATGCAAGGCGCGTCTGGATTAAACCGGCCGCGCATTCAGGTTGGCGCATGGGCGCAGAGCATCGATACTGCTGCTGCGAACGCGCTACTGGTTAAGAACCGGCTGTCGGGCTACCAGGGCGATATGGGATCTGGTGCGATTCTGGTTTACGTGCAGGCAGTGTTCTTTGATTCCGAGCGCGATTTCTTTGATGAGCAAGCAAATCTGGCGGGTACAGTTGGCGACTATATCTTCAACTACGACGAGACATAAGATGGCCATTCGTACAGAATTTAAGATCGAAGGTCTGCGGGAGCTGGACGAAGCGCTGGTTGGCCTTGCCGAAGAATTTGCTGTGCGCAATGCCAAGAGCGTTCTGGTGTCGTCGTTGAAGGACGGCGGTAAGATCATCGCTAAGGCTGGGCAGGCCAACGCGCCGGTCCGCACGGGCCAGCTCGCTGAGTCATATATTGTTAGCACCCAGCTATCGCGGCGACAACGCCAGCAGCGTGTCAAGGAAAGCGCAGTTGAGGTGTATGTGGGTCCAACGCCTCATCCGAAGTCTGTACAAACCGAATTCGGTAATTCACATCAAGCCGCGCATCCGCATTTGCGGCCTGCGTGGGACAGCAACTCAAGACGAGTGCTGGATTTGATCATCGCTCGTCTGAGTGAGCGACTGGAACAGACACGCGCTCGCCTTGTGAAGCGTCGCGCTAAGGCTGCTGGAATTTAACCTCGAAGGAGAAAGACTATGGCTGAAAGCGAAGCCACACTTGGTTATGGAACAGTCTTTGCGATTGGGATCACATCTGGTTCCACGCCTGCTTCCTTTGTCGACATGGGCGAGATCACCAATGTGACTCCTCCGTCGTCGACAGTCGATCAAGTCGATGTCACGCATATGTCGTCGCCAGATCGGCGTCGTGAGTTCATCGACGGGTTAATCAATCCGGGGGAGTGTTCGTTCGATATGAACTATGTTCCCGGTTCAGCATCGGATGTTCTGCTGCTTGAAATTGTCAATACGCCGCTGGGTGACCCTCGATCACGCCGCTGCAAGATTACTTATCCCAACGGCGTAGAGGATGAGTTTACCGGCAACCTTGCAACCTACGAACCAACGTTGCCGACTGACGATAAGATGACGGCAACGGTGACGTTTCAAGTCACCGGCGTAGTCACGCGCACGCCGGCGACTCCCTAATGGCAAACAAGCATCGAGGGGAATACGCGTTCGAGGCGAATGGGCAAACCTATACGGTTTGCTTTTCGTCTAACGCGTTGGCTAGTGCCGAGGATGCGCTTGGTGTGGGCATTGGCGAGATTGGGGAGCTGCTTGGTGATGTTTCCAAGCTTCGCATCAAGACCGTGCGCGGTTTGCTGTGGGCTGGTCTCAGCGAGCATCACAAAGGTCTTACGGTAGAGGACGTGGGACGGATTATTGACGAGGTCACTATCGGCACGGCGCTCGAAATCATCGGCGAAGGATTCTCTAGGGCGTTTCCCGATGTAAAGAAAGCCAATGGCAGCGGGGACGATCGCCCTCCTCCGCAGCCGGCCCAGGATGGGACTGGTCCGGCCTCTTGAAAACGTGGGTCGAGGTCGGCCTCGATCCAGAAACGTTTTGGCGCAAAACTCCGCGCGAGATCGAGTTGCTAATCAATGCACGTGCTGCTGCTTTGGAATTCCAGCACAAGGAGTTCGCTTGGCTCGCATGGCACATTGAGGGACTCGCACGCACGAAGAAGCTGCCCGACCTAAGTTTGATGCTTGGTGTTAAGCG